CTCGTCGCGCTGGCGCTCGCGTCCTACTCGGTGCGGCTGCTGATCTACGCGCCCCCCACGGAGCGCCCCAAGCGCGCTGCGCTGCTCGGTGCCTCCGCGCTGCTCGGCGTGCTCGTCGTCGGCTGGGCCGACACCTGGGCGTCGTGGCCGGCCGGCGTGATCATCGGTCTCGCGGTCGTCGAGCTCGGGGCGGTGGTCCTGCGCCGGGTCCGTCGGGAGGTGGACACGTCGCCGTCGCCTCGAGGCGACAG